GCATAACCATAAAGGTTGCGTGCAGCATACCCAAGAATAGCAACTCGTCCAGGACGATTTCTCCACGGTGCAAGTGATGTAGACATAACCAGGGGTCTACACTCCCCCGTAATATTATATACTGGGGGAGTGTCACCAGTGTCACCTTATATAAGAATAGTTTGCTAAGCCACCGACGGTGACCTTCCTAAACCGGAAACTAACCTAAGCCACCCTAAATTTGCATCCCATAAGTCTAAGCCACATGAAAAAATTTTACTATATATAGGGAAGACCTCCCCAAGAAACTAATGGCTAGAGGAACAGAACAAGGGTTCCGATTCAACTCAAAGAGAATCTTTCTGACATATCCACAATGCGACTTGACTACCGAACAACTATTCACTTCTTTTCAACAACAAGGCACAATCATTTATTGCATCATTGCAAGAGAGCTCCACCAAGACGGCAATGCACACAGACACGCTTTGATAGAATACGAACAAAAACTGCAATTTAGAAGTCCTAGGAAATTTGATATTGACAATTATCATCCATCCATTGAAAGACCAAGAAATTGGGTAGCAACCTTGAATTATTGCAAGAAGGACGGTGATTATGAAGAATTTGGTACAAATGAAAGAGAGCCTACAGAGTCAGTATGTGATATTGCAAGGAATTGTGGTAATTGGGAAGATTGGGTTACATATTGTTTGAAACACAAGATTCAATTTGGATATATGGAGGCTATTTGGAAGAGACTACAAGACACTCTAACAATCAAGGATTTTGATTCGGCTGGAGTAATTAGGTCTGATTTAGACGAACTTAGAATTCACGAAGAAGAGCGGAAAAGTATATGTATTCAAGGGCCTTCAGGGATTGGCAAGAGCACTTGGGCAAAGCGAGAAGCCCCAAAACCAGCGCTATGGGTTACACACATCGACAATCTCAAGTCCTTCGATCCACAAGTACACAAGTCCATTATTTTCGACGACATGTCATTCCTACACATCCCCAGAGAAGCACAGATCCATTTGGTCGACAACGACGACACAAGATCCATTCACATTAGATATGGAGTGGCAACAATACCTAAAGGAACTAGGAAGATCTTCACCAGTAACGGACCTATTTTTTCCCAAGATCCAGCAATCGCAAGAAGAGTAATAAATCATATTTATTCTTAACCACCATTTTCAACTGTCCCAACAGAATTACTAGAATCCTGAGTCTGAGTCCAGTGATAAGTCTTTACACAACAAATATCAACATTTGCTGCACTAGGTAACGCCCAATTGGCAGCATCACCACTACCAGATTCAGGAGCTAGATCAGCTCCATAAACTCGGAACATAACACCTTCGGTAATACCTGCAAGAGCTTTTTCAGGGAGAATTTGTTCTCCAGTGATAATATAGTTCTTGGGATCACGAATTTGAAAAGACATTGATTGACCAGCTTGAATATAGTATTTCTTTGTCTGCTTGACAATCCAATAACGACCAAAGCCAGGAGCATCAAAAGGAGTCAACTTGTAGCAGCCTATAGAACCAATAGCAGTATGCACAGGACCAGAACCATTCTGAGTAGCAATACCATTAGTGAAAGCATTCAATGGTGATACATCACCAGCTTTCCTAGCCAAGCAATGCCAAGCTTCAACATAAGCATCTCCAGAGCCATTATTCTGCAACTGAAAATCGAGAACACATGAGCGAAAGCGAATCTTTGAAGAGGCCTGAGCAGTTGTAGGAAGAGCTCCAGTAGCATCTTTGTAAATACGAGCAAGATCATTGTTAGGATCATTTGAGTTCACATTATTTGCAGTGCCAAACATAGTGACTGCAGTCGTAGCAACAGCATCAGCATTCCATACAGTAGGAGCAGTGGTCAAATTGAGAAAATTGTTAATCTTGGTGCTCACCATTCCTTGAGCCTTATCCAAATGATAAGTGAACCTTTGGAAAGACTTTCTTGCTCTACGTCTAACACGCCTAGGAGCACGACGACGTCGATAAACTCGAGTAAAGTCCCTTTGCTCCGTAATAGACGAGCTGATAGTACGAGCCTTCTTAGCAGCTGGCGCACCACGGAACGTAGAAGCCAAACGCTTACCAGCACGGTACGCACTTAAGCCAGCACGAGCATAACCATAAAGGTTGCGTGCAGCATACCCAAGAATAGCAACTCGTCCAGGACGATTTCTCCACGGTGCAAGTGATGTAGACATAACCAGGGGTCTACACTCCCCCGTAATATTATATA